CCAACTATACTAGCTTCGTAACGGTAGTAGAGAACTATTTAGCACGAACAGACTTATCATCACAGATACCTGACTTCATTCAAATGGCTCAATATAGAATGACACGTGACCTTAAGACTGAAAAGATGCTTCAAGTAGCTACTGCTAATTCTACAGGTGGTGATGGCACAATATCATTACCTAGTGACTTTTTAGAAGTAAGAGATATTCATGTTCAAGGTAATCCACCTATTAGATTAGAGTATCAATCACCTGACTTATTCTTTAGAAATGGTCAAACAACATTTTCAGGTATGCCACATTACTTTACTATGCTAGGTACAGAGTTTCAATTTGCTCCAACATTTGATTCAACCATGACTGTGCAAATCTTATATTATGCACAACCTACATTTATATCTACAACCACAGCAAGTAATGTTTATCTAGCTTACTATCCAGACGCTTTGCTATATGCAACATTAGCAGAGGCAGAACCTTATTTAATGAATGATGCAAGAGTAGCTACATGGTCAGCGTTATATGATAGAGCTATTACAAACATTAAGAAAAACGATTTAGGTAGCACATACCCATACACAACAATTAGCGTAACACCAAGATAAGGATAACATTATGTCAGCAATGAGTAATTATTTAGAGAACGCATTAGTAAATGCAACTCTACGAGCAACCACATATACAGCACCAGCAACAGTTTATATTTCATTGTGGACTTCTGACCCAACAGACGCAAATACAGGAACAGAAGTATCAGGTGGTTCTTATGCTAGACAAGCAGCAACTATGGGTGCTCCTTCTAATGGTGTTACAACAAACTCTGCTGACATTGTATTTCCAACAGCAACAGCCGGTTGGGGAACTGTAGGATGGGTTGGAATTAATGATGCTTCTACATCAGGTAATCTTTTATATCACGCTGCATTAGATGCAAGTAAAACAGTTAGTTCTGGAGATATATTTAAGATTGTATCTGGCAACCTTTCAGTTACATTAGCTTAAGGATAAAACATGGCTCTAGTCTTAAAAGATAGGGTTCAGGAAACTACAACCACTACAGGCACAGGCACTATTACATTAGCTGGTGCTGTTTCTGGTTTTCAATCATTCTCTGCTGTAGGCAATGGTAATACTTGTTACTACGCTATTGTTGGTGAAACTGAATGGGAAGTAGGTTTTGGAACTTATACATCATCAGGCACAACTTTATCAAGAAGCACAATATTAGAATCATCTAACGGTGGTACTGCTGTAAACTTTAGTGCAGGAACTAAAAATGTATTTGTTACATATCCTGCTGAAAAAGGTATTTATTTAGACGATAGTGGCAATGCTATTGGTCTTGGAACACCAGCAACAGTAACACTTACAAATGCTACAGGACTTCCAGTATCTACAGGTATTACAGGACTTGGTTCAAATGTAGCTACATTTCTTGCTACACCTTCTAGTGCTAACCTATCATCAGCAGTTACAGATGAAACAGGTAGTGGTTCATTAGTATTTGCAACATTACCTACATTCGGTGGAACAGGTGTTAGGTTTTCAGGTTCAACATCTGGAACAACTACAGTATTAGCTACTGCAACAGCAGGAACTACATCACTTACATTACCTGCAGCAACAGATACATTAGTAGGTAAAGCTACAACAGATACTTTTACTAATAAACGAATAACACCAAGAGTTAGCACTACAACATCTAGTGCAACTCCTACTATTAATACAGACAACACAGACCAGTTTGGTTTAACAGCTTTAGCAGTTAATATTACATCATTTACTACAAACTTATCAGGCACACCTACAGATGGTCAAAAACTATGGATTTATATTGTAGGCACAGCAGCTAGAACAATTACATGGGGTGCATCATTTGAAGCATCTACAGTAGCTTTGCCAACTACAACAGTTACAACTAATAGACTTGATGTAGGTTTTGTATGGAATGCTGCAACATCTAAATGGCGTTGTGTGGCAGTAGCATAACATGGCAATATCTTATGTATCATCAGCAGTATCAGTTCAAAATACATCAGCTACTACTATAACGGCTACAGTTCCGTCAGTAACTAATGGTGATTTAATGCTTATGATAGTAGGTTCAGGTAATACTACTAGCAATACTTGGTCAACACCATCAGGATGGACTGTAGGTACAGCAGGAGTTCAAAGTAGAGCATTATTTTGGAGAATTGCTTCATCTGAGCCAGCAAGTTATACAGTAACTCAATCAGCATCAGCAACATCAAATGCAGTTATTATAGCTTATAGAGACGCAACATTTGATACATCAGGGTTAGCTTCTCAATCACAAGTAACTTCACCTACTCCAATAGCAATTACTGTAGCAGCAGCAGATAGCACTATAGTATATGTAGCTCAATCTAATCCTGGAGCAAGTGTTACATATACAACGCCAACAGGATATACAGCAAGAGCTTCTGATAGTGACGGAACAGCTCCATCATGTGCATTATTTGATTTAGCAGGGGTTGGTAGTGGTTCTTATTCAGCACCATCAACAACAGGCTCTAGTAGTAGTTCTCGTGCTTATGTTATATCCCTGAGTCCTACTGCTGTAGTAAATACTAGCAATTTCTTTTTTATGATGGGAATGTAAATGATTAAGTGGTCTATAATTTCTTTAGATAGTTTTCAAGACACAGGTATAGTAGTATCTGCACATTGGAAATGTTTTAATGAACAAATAAGTAAAACAGGACATTCTGTTTTTAATTTAGATTTTCTTAATCCATCTTTACATACTACTGATATAAATAATACTGAAGAAGGCGTGTCTGAAGAAATAATTATTGAACAACCTAGTGAGATTGTAAAAGAAATTATACCTTACAATGAACTAACAGAACAAGATGTATTAAACTGGATATGGACAGATGGCGGTGTTGATAAAACTCTTATAGAAGAAAGTGTGACAAAAGAATTAGATGCAATTATAAACCCAATAGTTGTTAAAAATCCTTTACCTTGGGATAAATAATGTTTGGTATTAGTTCATTCTCACAAGTACCATTTAGTGCTATTCCTGGTAATACACTATACGCATCAGCATCTATTTTAGCTAGTGCAACAGTTACATCACTAGGTAATATAATATTACTCGGACAATCATCTATAAATGCTACTGCAACATTAAGTGCAATTACTGGTGATGTATATTCAGTTCAAGTATTAATGAGTGCTTTAGCAACAGTAAGTGCAACAGGATTTATATTAGGTGAAGAGTGGTCACCAACAACACCACCATCAGATACATGGACAACAATTACAGCAGGAACAGAAACTTGGACTGACATTTCTCCAGGTACAGACATTTGGTTACGACAAGGATAAAAGATGGCAAAGAATAAAATTAGTGAATATTCAGCAACGTCTGCAGACAATACAGACATTAGCAATATTAACATTGCAGAAGGATGTTCACCAGCTAACGTAAACAATGCTATTAGAACTTTAATGGCACAAATAAAAGATTTGCAAGCAGGTACTTCTGGCGATACTATTCCTATTACAGCAGGTGGTACAGGTTCAACTACTGCAACAGATGCTAGAACAGCTTTAAGTGCAGCTAAGTCTGGTGCTAATAGTGATATTACATCTATTACAGGTCTTACTACACCATTAACAGTTGCTCAAGGTGGTACAGGTGCGTCTACATCAGCAACTGCTGCTTTTGCTCTTAAAGGTGCTAATGCTGACATTACTTCTATTACTGGATTAACAACTGCATTAACAGTAGCACAAGGTGGAACTGGCTCTACAGCATTAACAGCTAATTCTGTTGTCCTTGGAAATGGAACATCAGCTCTTTCAGCAAATTTAATAGCTCCTAGCACATCAGGTAATGTGTTGACATCTAACGGAACTACTTGGCAAAGTAGTGCAAATAATAAATTAACACAAGCAACAGCAGTAGCTTCTACATCAGGAACAAGTATAGATTTTACAAGCATACCATCTTGGGTTAAGCGTATTACTGTGATGTTTGCTGGTGTTTCTACAAATGGTTCAAACAATTATTTAATACAATTAGGCTCAGGAAGTTTTGCAACAACAGGATACGCTACAAGAGCTTTTAGAGATGCAACTAATGCCGCTACTGCAACAAATGGATTTTTATTAACCGCAGCAAATAATGCAAATGTATCAACATTTGGTGGAATAGCAACAATTAGTAATGTTACAGGAGATTCTTGGGTATTTACTTCAATTCTTGCAGATAATGGCAACGGAAATAATGATTATGCTGGTGGTTATTTATCCACTTCATTATCAGGAACGCTTGACCGTATTCGTATTACTACTACAACTGGTGTTGATACATTTGACGCTGGTTCAATAAACATTCTTTACGAATAAAATATGCCTACACAACGTATACAATTTAAAGATTGGTTACCAGACCAACCTAGCATTTTAGATGCTGTATCTGAAGCTAATAACGTCATTCCTTTAGCTATAGGATATGGTCCATTTAAAACAG